TCCACGTTCTTGTCATTACGAAGCAGGTATTCTAGAGTAGCATATACCCTGCCGGTTTTGTTTTGACCGGTCATGTATGGATCGTTGTGCATGTTTACAGCTGCGGTTTTTAGTTGGTCGATAGAAAAGGTTTTTAGGCGTGTTTTGAGTTTCTCGCGGTAGATGCTAACTTTATGCTTTGTTCCAAACTGCGAATTATACCAATTCACAAAATCGGCATATATATTATTTTTATTTTGTTTAGTTTTGTTTTGTTTATTAATATTAACCTCACTACTTACCTCACTACTTACCCCACTATTAACGTCACTACTTACCTCACTACTTACGACACTACTTACGTCAGGTAAGTATTCAGGTAAGTAATCATTAATTAGTTTCAGTAGGTCGTATTCAAGGATATAGGTTCCGCATTGTCTTCTGTTTTTAGGTCTTATGTATTTGAAATAACCTAGTTGGGCCAACTTGTTTCTCACTTCTATAAGGGTCTTTTCGCAGTTAAACCCCGCTTTGTAAAGCAATTCGGCATTGGTCATAGTAAACCGGTTTGCCCAATTCAACTCGTTTGCCTTCTGCCATAAGGCCATCAACAAGCAAAATCCTGGCTGTCCGGTTTGAGCTATTCCACCAATAGCATTGAATTGCTTTAACAGTGAGTATAGATCAGACATTTCCTACCTCCGACCTTATAAACCTAATGCCATGCATGTCACTCCAGTAGTTCTGGATTCTCATAGATAGTCCCAATACGTTTAAGTTCACACCAATCATCCATCGGTGCTATATCGCACTGTGAACAATCTATGATGAACATAGCTCGCACATCATGCCAGATAACAACACCTACACTGACACCGTTTGTGACGATATCGCCTTCGTATATCTCTACACCCTCTATGTCTTTTTGGCCTGTGTACTGTCCTACGGTAGATGGGTCGACTTCAAAAGCATATAGAGCCGACGCATAATCAGGAACAATATAATGCTTTTGATTATCTATAAACCCATAATAGACATAGTAACCATACACCCATTCGCCATTATCTAAACGCTTGCCTCTGAATTTAATCTCCCGCATAATCTCCACTCTCCTAATTTCTCTCCTCCCCTCGCTTTCCTCCGGCTCTAACTTATCCATCTTCTCCAATTCCTTATTTCCGCAATATATACACCCTTCCGCTGTGTCCGCTGACGTGTATTGATTCCCGCCGCAAGCGTGGCACTTATAACGGTTCATGGTTGACCTCCTTTGAGTAGTTCAAATATTGTCTGCTGCATCAAATACGGTTCAATCCTCTTTTCTGCCATCTTGCTATATTCCGGGTTCAATTCAAAGCCTATAAAATTTCTATTGTTTAATAAAGCCATTTTCGCTGTTGTTCCACTACCCATAAAGGGGTCTAATACCAGGTCACCTTCGTTACTCCAACTGATAATATGGTCGGCTGCCAATGTTTCGGGGAAAGGCGCTGGATGCTTTTTAGAATATGCATCATGTCCCTGTGTTTGCTCATACTTCCAAATATTAAACCTTCTTCCCATTTTTTTAGTGGTAATTTCTCTATATTTTCTACCAGTGTCAGCAGTGAACTTATCTCTATTAGTATTAGTTTTCATACGACCTACTACTTTATTTTCCCTATCATAAATCAAATTGAAGGTTTTTATTTTTCCCTTAGAGAACACAAACATATATTCAAAGTTTTGTAAGTAACATTTATTGCTACCGACTGCGCCTGCACCATTTTTCTCATAAATCATAGTATCGTGCAGATTAAATCCAATCTCTTTGAAATACAAAGCCTGTTTAAAACTTGTACCAGTTTCACTTCCGTTAATTGTTGCATCGCCTACAATCCAAACCACGACACCACCTTGCTTTGTTACTCGGTATAATTCTCTTGCAACTCCTTCAAAATCCCACGTGAAGCCTTTATATGTGCGTAGATTGTCATATGGTGGAGATGTTACTGTTAAATCGATACACTCGTTAGGTAACAGTTTCATTCCTTCCAAGCAGTCCATGTTGTAGATTTTGTTTAATTCAAGCATCTCCGACAAACTCCCCTTCCTCTTTCTCGCCATTTCATCCCCTCTACCTGCTTAAAAACTTGATTTTCCTTTGAGCAACTACCCAACCCTCTCGATCTCTTCCGGCCAGAAGGCCTCTCGAAACTTCCCGCTTTTGCCGGTGAACTCCAGTACAATGAAGCGCCCTTCCGGGTGCCGGTAAACTTCCTTGCCTTCACGCATCTTTGCGCCGCGCTTGCCGTATTTACTGTGCGAAAAAAGCACTTTACTGGTCACTTTTTGTATCCTCCTTAATAAGCAGTTTATGTTCCCCACCCGGACCCGGAGGCCCGGGCAGGAGGTCTATAGGGAAAGGAGGTGCTGCCTCATCATTCATGCATATTAGATATCACCTTATCAAATACTGTTCTCAGGCCTCCCCGCCAGGCGGTTGGGGTTGGGAGGCGCCCGGCGGTGGTCCAACTGACGGGTGTTCATGGTTACAACTCGCTATATTGTTTTCCTGATAAAACCGTGTAATCATACGGTCAACTGCTTTAGGTACCTCTGGACCATTTGGGACGACTTCACATGTAAGATCCTCTTCATCGTTTGAAATGGTCATATGAACATGACCAGTCCCTAGTAATTCAATCTCAAAACAATACCCGGCAGCGATGATGGCCATAGCCTTGTCATAGATCTCTTTTGGCCTGTTTATCGTCACTTCTTGCTTCCTGCCGTTCGGCAGGAGATATTGTGTAAAAGGGATGCTATATACGCCTTGATTATCCACGCTGTTTACCTCCTTAAATGGTTTTCCTCTCTCTGGCTTTACGTAATTTATCAGCCCATTCTATGGGATGTCCCTGTAAGGTACACTGAAAAGCAAATCCTAAATCAATACCACTAAAAGGGCAATCTCGACAATTAGTCTCCTTTTTGATTCGCTTACAGCAATTATGTAAAGCTTGAGCAATTCGCAGAATGTTTTTTTTGTTAGTCATGTTGGGATTCTCCTCATTTCCAGGCTTCCCCGCCAGGCGGTTGGGAGTTTTGGGGGTCGCCCGGCGGGGGCCTGTATAATTATGCACAGCCTGTATATCAAAACGGCGGCGGTTCCGGCATCGGGATTTCATCATCCATGCCGGGCTCTCTTTCAGGTACACCATTACCGTTTGCCGGTTGCTGTTCTTGCTGCGCCTGCTGTTGCTCCTGCTGTTGCTCCTGCTGTTGGTTCTTCAGACTGTCTAGGTATGCCTGACAAATATCCTTCATTTTGTCGTTATTTTTGAGCAGCCAATTGAAATAACCCTTATCTTTTGCATACAGTTCTTTTATGCTTACCCCTTTGAATTTGCCGAAGGTTAAAACGACATCGCCTGGTTCTTTGCCCTGGTTATCCCTGTTGGAAGGTCTAGACTGTATCGCCATCTCCGGCATATCCTCTAAATCCTGGGTAAAGATGTCGCTCAAACTAGCAAGTGAAAGCGTAGCATCAACATAGGCTCTTTTTTTTGCCATCTTCAGGATTGTATTTGCGATAGAGAACGGGTTTTGCGTAGCATATTTGCTCTCTTTGCTGTTGCAGTTTCCTACACCCTCACAAATAACAAGCCCGTGCTTCCGCAAAATACACTTGACGTTGTAGGCAAAGAACCCTTTCTCATAGTCCTCTACCTTGTCCATGATTTCATACTCTGACGTAACACCCATCAGCATATTGATCTTTTCCGCTCCAGGCTTTAGCAGAGACGGTTTATCGCAACCAGGGATAACCCCGTAGTCATGCCCAGGTTTTAAGGTTTTCTGAATGATGGCCTGAAAGTTTGCAATCTTCGCCATTGTCCTAGAGACAACGTTGGTGTCAATGGTGTCAATAATACTGATTGCCGTTACTTCCGCTGTTACTGCTCTTTCCTCAACCGCCATCTCACTTCACCTCCTTTGGCGGTAATAATTTGGCAAGAGAACGCAAAGAAGAAAACTCATTCATTTTGTAGTTATAGAGCAACTTTGCTTTTGCAATCTGCTTTTCTAACTCTCTGATTTCTTGCCGCTCATCAGTAGTTTGGCTCATTAAACTTGCTTTCCGCTGCTGCTCATTTTTGCCTTCGACTTTTCCTTCTTTAATGAGGACTGCCTCTTTTTCCGCCAAGTCCGCCTTTGCATCATCTAATGATACGGAGTAGTGTAAGATACCGCGTTCTACATCTCCTATCTCATCAGGTAGATGCAAGAGCCTCTTGATTACCCAATCTCGCAAGTTTTCATAATTGATTTCCTCACCATCTTTTAATCTCTCATTATTAATTCCCAGGTTAATCATGTTCCCTGACTCTGACATTGTTTGTTCCTCCTTTTTTGTAATCATATCATATTTTTGCAGGGGACGGGCAGGATTTGAACCTGCTCTGCTGCGCAACCTAGTGCCTGCCGGCGGGGCTCACCCTATGCAGCCCATAGGTAACACCTCTGTCTGACACTAGGTATCTAGCTGTTCCCACCATGCCGCCGCCCCTGCATATTTTCTCCGGCCCCACCGGCACCACCACGCCTGGGGGTGGGACCGGAACTTGTTTTACATCAGCAAACTTGATACAATTACAGTAGGCGTTTTACTTCTGCGGCTTAATTTGCCGCTTTTTCTATTGCTTGTCGCAGTTCACATACGCTAGGCTCGCACAGCTCTGCCGGTATTCCGCACCCTTCGCAGAGCTTCTTCTGTGGCTTCCAGTTGCACCAGGTAGATTCATCGTCCTGCCGGTTGTGGCTGCAACTTAGGCAGTCTTGCAGTGGGATGTACATCTCATCCTTCTCACACCAGGCACAGGCCCGGACACGAATCGGGCGGACCGGCTGCCTTGAAATTTTAGCCAATTTACTCACCTCGTTGCACGTCCTCATCTGCGTTTTCCCCCTTTGCAATTGCAAAAAACCTGACATTGCGGTACTCCTTTGAAAATATCCACGGATAGTTAGTATAAGTTTCATCAAAATGTTTTTCCATTTCCCCCGGCATTTGCCTTAAAAACCCTATAGTGACGTGAATGCCATTACGGTTATCTACGCTGATCATCCCTGAATTTTGGAACAGTTTTTCATGTTGGACCCTAAGAGCAATCATCTCGTCACATAGCGCCTCTACACCAGTTACACCCATTTCCTCCTCAAGTCGTGTCATCGCCTTCACCTCCTCCCTTCGACCAATCTTCTTAAGGCTTCGATATCGAGATAGGCGATATGATATATCGCGCAACCTATCTCTATCCACCAGGCGCATTTTTCCTTGATGCACTGAAGAAATGTTTCTTCCTTTTTTCTCAGCGGACACATCTCTTCTGGTGCCTCTGTAGGTTTCCAGCTGCATAAACTGTAAACATAAGGACCTTCTGGGAATACTGCTTCGTGATAGCCGCAATCTTCACACTCTTTCATGGTTACCAAGTCTTGTTTTTTCTCGCACCAACCCCATTTTGAGTATTCAACCCTCTTTACTTTTCTAAAGTTTCTTGGATCAGTTTCAGCCAACTGCATGCCTCCCTTCCCGCTCTTTAAGATTTATTGCGCTCTGTAATCAGTACTTCTGCAATGCGGAATAATGCACAGCTAGATTGTATCCACCAGGCGCATTTTTCCTCAATGCACTCTTGAGGTTCTTCCTCGAATTCGACAGTAACACCGCCAATTTGATCGTTAGCTCTAATGCGGGATCTTAAAAGGGGGCATCTCTTTTTACCGGCCATCATCTTCCCTCCTCTCTCTTTCATCTTCCCCTCTCAAGTCGGCCATGAACCTGTCGCACATCTCCAGCGCAAACGGCACATCTTCCGGCCTAAAATCATATAACTCTGGACCAATCGTCATAGGCTCATAATCATAAACCTGAAAGTTTTCATCTTTGCATTTTTCAATATCTAAAGGTAAAAAGTGCGGACACATCGGTGTGTGCAAATCAGCTTCAAGGGGTGTAACAAGGTCAAATAACGGTTCTGTGAAACAATCTTCTACTTCGCAGTTCCAATCATCGCTAGAGAAATCGCCGTCGCTAAACCTGCAATTCTTGGCATCGCAGATATAGTGCCCGGGGCACTTTTTCGCAAAGCACCCTTCGCAAACCCCGTTGCAGTAATCATGCTTTGGTGCTGGTCTTTCCATCACAAGACCTCCTTTCTATCTCTCTATAAGCCGCTATCCTCAACCTTCTCTCCTGCCGCTCTTCCCTCTCTTCCAGCCAGAGAAAGAAGAGCAGCAATCCAAACCCAAATAACCACAACGCTCCAACACCTAAACTAACCATCCACCAGTTCATCAGGATTGCCCCCTTACCGGGCAAGCAGATCCTTGTTTTACGACATGATCACTAAAAAAAATTGCAATTACTTCCTCCCCGCTCAAATTTAAAGCCTTGCAAATCAAATTAGCTTCTTTAATCGTGAATGTTTCACCTTTGTTTTGTATTTTCCTGTATAGCGTGCTCTTATTTACTCCTATTTCCCGTGCCAGATCTTCAATAGTCATGCCTTGTTCAACAATTTTACCCTTTAATTTATTGATGTTCACCATAGCATTCACCCTCCTGTTACATATAATGTGTTGCATGTAATGCGATTACCTATTCATAGTATAGCAGGCATGTTTTTTATTGTCAAGAGTTTTTTTTGCATATTTTCATTATAATATTAATTTGGTGTATTTTTTAGTTGCATATTAGTCCCAACAATCGTAATCCGGAGGCTCCTCCGGAACGTAAACGGCCTCCTCCGTATGACGAATATCCGTCAACATTGTTGTGTAATAGTACGCTACCGGCTTCCAAATCTTCGGTAAGCCGACCACAACGCAATTTGCGTACGCGTACTTTTCCGACCACGGCTGCCGATCAATGTCGGCAGCATAGATCACCGTCTCATAACCCAAGGCTGCCAATTCTTCCGATGATAAAGCATCTTCCCCAAAGCCGCCACATGTACCGGTGACGGCATTATGTGCACCCAGGATCGCAATCCGCGTTTCAGGGTGTATAAAAAAACGATCGCCGCGACAACGCCAATATCCAGGACCGCGACCAATGACATCCCCGATGACGGGGTGTCCTTCTGGCCTGGTCCCAGACACCCATCCACAGCGGGTGTGGATGAGTTTTCCATGTCCACGCTCTTCCCACTCAGTGTCCAAATACTGGCACTGAGGACACTGGTAATACCTATCCATTTAGACCTCCTTTCTCCGCGCCCTTACCCCCGGCGCGGTGGGGTAGATTTTCCGGAGCTTCTCCGCTTTTCTAAATATTCCCTAATAGCGGCATCGGTTATGCTTGCCTTGCTCTCCCCTGTTTGCTCTGATAATTCATTCAATGCAGTCCAGGTTTGCAGACTGAC